AACCTTGTTAGATAGAGTTGGTGTTGCTAAAAGAGATAAGTTAGATGTTACCCATAATGCTGGTAATGGTATATTCATACTTCCAGAAAAGAAACCAATAATAGACGCAGAAGATGTAGAGGTTATAGATGAAGAAAAGAAATAGTTCTACTATACCTTTTGGTTATAAATTATTAGAAGATAATAAAACATTAGTAAAGGTTGATAAAGAAGTATCAGCTTTAAATGAAATAAAAGATGGTGTTAAGTCAGGTGCTTTTAGTTTAAGAGGAGCAGTTGAGATATTAGAACATCAAACAGGTCGCAAGTTATCTGCAATGGGATTGAAAAAGATTATTGATAGAGAAACTACTGACCAACCAAATGGATTGTTAAGTAGAGATGACAAGACAATATAATTATAGTTTTGAACAGAAAGCAAAGATGGCTGCTCGTAAAGCTGTCAAGAATAAAGAAAAAGAAATTAAGAAACTAAAAAAGAATTTAGAGAATAAAACGACTAGACTTAAAGCTAAGAAAGAAGCATTAGGTGTAGTTCAAAGAGCAGAGGATAATAAGGTATCAACAAAGGGTACTGTTATGAGTGAAACCCAATACGATACTCTGCCTAAGAAAGTAAAGAATCTTTTAGAAGAAGAAAAAGAAAGAATAGTATTTAAACCTAATGTAGGTCCACAAACAGAATTCTTAGCTGCAGGTGAGCAAGATGTTTTATATGGTGGAGCTGCAGGTGGTGGTAAATCCTATGCAATGTTAGTTGACCCATTAAGGTATATGCATATAAAAGAACATAGAGCTTTATTACTAAGAAAGTCTATGCCTGAGTTAAGAGAATTAATAGATAAGTCTAGAGAACTTTATCCTAAAGCTTTTGCTGGTGCAAAGTTTAGAGAAGTAGAAAAGATTTGGAGAGGTCAATCCTACACATGGATAGGTATTGATGAATTAACTCAGTATCCTACAGAGTTTCCCCTTCAATATTTGCAATCACGATTAAGAACAACTAACAAAGATATACAATGCTTTATTCGGTGTACTGCAAACCCTGGAGGTGTCGGAGGTAATTGGGTTAAGAAAAGGTATCTAGACCCATCACCTCCGAATGAAAGTTTTATAGGTAAAGATGAAATATCTAGAAAGTTTATACCTGCTAAGTTAGATGATAACCCTTATCTAGCTGAAGATGGTAAGTATGAAAAGATGCTAGAGTCTTTACCACCAGTACAAAAGAAACAATTACTAGATGGTAACTGGGATGTTTCTGAAGGTGCAGCATTTGTAGAATTTGATTATGATACACATTGCATTGACCCATATGAGTTACCTAAAAGATGGGAACGATTTAAAGGTATTGACTATGGTTATGCATCTGAGTCTGCAGTTATATGGGCAGCATTAGACCCTAGTGATGAAACATTAATTATTTATAGAGAATTATATCAGAAAGGTTTAACAGGAGAAGACCTAGCTAAGAAAATTTTTGAATATGAAAAAGAAGATAAACTATCTGTTAGTGGAGTATTAGATAGTGCAGCTTGGGCAAGGACTGGAACAACAGGACCAACAGTAGGAGAAGCATTAACTATGGCTGGTCATAAACTTAGAAGAGCTGATAAAAATAGAATACAAGGTAAGATACAAGTACATGAAAGATTAAAGTTAAATCCAAAGGGTAGACCTAGATTACAAATATTTAAATCATGTCCAAACCTTATAAGAGAATTACAGGGAATACCTGTAGATGCAAACAAACCAGAAGATGTAGATACTAAAGCACCTGACCATGCATATGATGCTCTTAGATATTTAATTATGTCTAGACCTAGAAGTATTAGTTCTTATGAACAAATGCAACAGATAAAAAAGTGGACACCTTCTGACCCAACATTCGGATATTAATATGAAAGAAATGAGAGAAACAATAATAAAAAGTTTACTCAGACACGCAGAAGGACACATAGAAAAACATTGTGCTAATATAGAAGTTTATTTAACTAATCCTGCAGGAATAGGAGAACATCCTGATATATTAGAAGCAATTGAAAAAGAGTTAGCTGTGATAGCTGAGTATGAAGACCAAATATCAATTATAAGAAAATATTTTAGTTAATGCCTTTGTATACTTTTAGAGATAAGAATACAAGCAAACAATATGATAAACAAATGTCATATGAAGAGTTACAAGAATATTTAAAACAAGAACACATAGAACAAGTATTTAAAATTAATATATACAGATATTCAGATAACAATGGTAATAAAGACCAGTTTACTGAATGGGCTAGAGACCCAAATATAAATGGTGATGGTGGTTTTCAAACATATGGAAAAGCCAGAACAGATAATGACAAGAGACTAGATGATAAAGAGAAAAATTAAAATAAACCCTAGGGCTAAAAGAGAAATAGATAGATACCCTATGGTTGCTGTATACTGGCTCGATATTTGTTCGGACAGCTCATGGCAATCTATTGAAGGATGTAAGAAAGCAAAACTACCTGTATGTGTTACTAAAGGACATCTACTTACTCAGAAAGGTGGTATCACTAGAATATTTGGTGACTACTCACTAGCTGATGAAGAGTTAGGTAAGATTGAAGAGATAGGTAATACAACTATAATTCCTAATAGTGTTATAGTTGAAATCAAGAAAATAAGTTGACAAGGGTATAGAATATCTGTATTATTACAGTAAGGGGAATTATTTATGGAATACAACAATGTTTCTTCTATGGATTCTGAAAAGGATAACAGAGAAGATAAGATAGAACCTTTAGTAGCTGAGATTAATTATAAGTTTAAAGCTGCATCTGATAAAAGACAAGATGATGAAGATAGATGGCTTCAAGCTTATCATAATTACAGAGGTAAATATTATAAGAATATTCAGTTTACTGAAAGAGAAAAGTCTAGAGTATTTGTTAAAGTAACTAAGACAAAAGTTTTAGCTGCCTATGGACAAATTATAGATGTACTATTTGGTACAGGTAAGTTTCCATTAATAATTCAAGAGACAAAAGTTCCAGAAGGTATTTCAGAATATGCTCATATGAATCCCATGAAAGAAAAAATGGGTGATGAGAATATGCAACCTACTCCAGGCATAGAAGGTAACATGGATTATACTCCAGGTGAAACTATGGAAATGAATAATGGTGGTTTAGGTTTTCCTGGTGATGGAAATGAATTAGCTCCTGGTGCAACTTTTGATTCTTTAAATCAAGATGCTAAGTTAGGTTCATTAAAAGATAAATATGAAGAAGCAGATTTAACTGATGGTCCTTCTCCTCTTCCAGAATTTTCTCAAATCAAACCAGCTCAACTTGCTGCAAGACAATTAAATAAATTAATTGAAGACCAACTAGATGAATCAAATGCAAATATTATTTTACGAAATGCAATATTTGAATCCTGTTTATTAGGAACAGGAATTATAAAAGGTCCATTTACTTTTAATAAAACTTTACATAAATATAATTTATCTGGTAATGGTAACGCAAGAGAATATGCACCAGAGTTTGTTAAAGTTCCAAGAATAGAATTTTGTAGTGTATGGGATTTTTATCCTGACCCTAATGCTAGAAGTATGGATGAATGTGAATATGTAATTCATAGACATAGATTAAATAGAAATCAATTTAGAGATTTAATTAATAGACCTTTCTTTTCAAAAGAAAAAATTGAAGAGTGTTTAGCTATGGGTGGTAACTATACTAAACAAGATTGGGAAACAGATTTAGATTTAGAAAATAATACTTATGGTGATATAGAAAAAAACCGATATGAAGTTTTAGAATATTGGGGAACTATAGATGCTATGACTGCAAGAGAATATAATCTTGAAGTAGATGAAGCAGTATCTGATATGTCAGAGATACAAGTTAATATTTGGACAGTCAGAGGTAAAGTAATTAGAATTGTAGAAAATCCATTTAAACCTTTTAGAATACCTTATCAAGCTTTTACTTATGAAAAAAATCCATATCAGTTTTTTGGTATAGGTGTACCAGAAAATATG